GTTGAGATGGGCACATCGAGACAAAATCCACAGCCATATATAAAGCCTGCGATTGAAAACAATATGCCAGAATATAAGAGAATATTAACAGAACAGCTTGCAAGATTATCAGGAATTTGATATTATGAAAACATATCAGAATCCACCTGCGAGAGGAGGTGCGATGTTTGGAACCACTACTTGACAGCAAAGCAAAAGCGGCAATCGAGGCAATATTGCGGCGAGGAAATGACGCAAAAGTGCGGAGGTTCAAAGGCGGCGTTGTCGTGATCGAGGAAAAACAGGAAATCAAATATCGCACTAATTCAAGTGGGGATTAGGAAGGGCAATTGGAGCCAGTAGGTAGACAAAGAAGTGTCTGCTTGCTGGCTCTTTTTAATTTTCCGAATGGCAAAGAACTGCCTACGAGGCATAGGAGGGAAATATAATGTCACTTAAAAGGTCAACACTTTCAGCAATGGGGATTGAAGCCGATAAAATCGAAGAGATCATAAAGGCTCATGCGGAAACTGTCACAGCTTTGAATGAACAGATCGACACTGCGAAGGCCGAAACTGAGAAGTACAAAGCAGAGGCAGAAAAGGTTCCCGCGATCCAGAAGGAACTGGACACGCTGAAAGCACAGGTCGAAGCCGATGCAAAGGGGCGCAGAGGCAAAGACTACGATGCACTGAAAAAAGAATTTGATGATTACAAGGCCGAACAGGAGCGCAAGGCTGTCCGTGCAAGCAAAGAGGCCGCATACAAAGAGATCCTGCGTGATGCCGGAATCCCGGAAAAGCATTTTGCAAAGATCCTCAAGTACTCAGATGTTGACGGCGTGGAGCTTGACGACAAAGGCAAGATCACCACGGCAAAAGACATTCTGAAGGAAATTAAAGAGGAGTGGGCTGATCACATCGAGCAGACGCAGACTCAGGGAGCGGTCACACCTACGCCTCCCGCACAGACAGGCGGCACTGGCAAGACCCGGGAAGAGATCATGAAGATCAAAGACCGGAATGAGCGCCAGAAAGCCATTGCTGAAAATCATGAGCTTTTCGGCTATTAATCGGAAAGGAGCCATAAATGGCGAAACAAAATCTGACTAAATCTGCAAATATTGAAGCGACTGCGAGAGAAGTAGACTTTGTTACCAGGTTTGCGAACAACTGGGATCACCTGCGTGAGATCATGGGTGTTATGCGTACCATCCGCAAGACTCCCGGCACGGTACTGAAATCCAAATATGCAGAGGTGACCCTGCATAACGAGGCCGTTGGTGAAGGTGAGGAGATCCCGTATTCTCAGGCGAGCGTCAAGACCAAAGACTATGCCACCATCACTCTTGAGAAATTCCGCAAGGGTGTTTCCGCAGAGGCAATCAATGAGCATGGTTATGATGATGCTATCGGCCTGACCGATGACCAGTTCCTGTTCGAGCTGCAGAACAACGTCACCGGAAGGTTTTATGATTTCGTAAAATCCGGCACACTGATCTCTGCGAAGGGCAGTTTTCAGGCGGCGCTAGCAGAAGCTCAGGGCCGTGTGAGAAATAAATGGAAGTCTATGCATAAGGGCATCACAGAAATCGTTGGCTGGTGCAACATTCTTGACGCCTATGATTATCTGGGTGCGGCGGCTATCACCGTACAGACTGCATTCGGAATGAACTACATTGAAAACTTCCTTGGCTATTCCCGGTTGTTCCTTTGCTCTGACAGTGAAATCCCGAGGGGCAAGGTCATTGCCACCCCCGTGGAAAACATGATCCTGTATTATGTTGCGGCTGATGATTCAGATTTCTCCAGAGCCGGACTTGTCTACACCACTGACGGCGTGACCAACCTGATCGGCTTCCATGTGCAGGGTGATTATGGGACAGTTGTTTCCGAGTCGTTTGCACTTATGGGCCTCACCCTGATGGCTGAGTATCTTGACGGCATTGCTGTTGTAGATATCGGCACCGCTACCTTTACGGAGGTTGGGTCTCCTACTGGCAATCCTTCCACTAGTGGCTACTTCGAAAGGAATGCCACTACTGGCGACTACTTCCCGTCCGCTGATACCCAGGTCGTATCCGGGAAAACCTACTATACGAGGGCTGTGACCGCAGGAGCGTAATCATGTATAGAGTGATAGCTGATTTTGCTGACATGCAGGATGGCGGCTATGTGTATCACACGGGGGACAAGTTCCCCCGTGATGGCGTTGAGGCAGATCCGGCAAGACTGGCTATGCTTCTCACAAATACTAACCGCATCCAGAAGCCTCTGATCGAGGAGACGGTAATTATATCTATGGATTCTGCAGAAACAGTAAGAAGCCTTTCTGATGAGTCTGAAAGTAAAGCAGAGACAGAGGATAAGCCACGAAAACGGGGCAGGAAAAAAAAGCCTGAAGAAAACGAGGTGTAAACATGCTGACAGATATATGCGCATACCTCAGGAACTGGTTTGACAGTAACCAGCCAAAATTTGTTGGGCAGTTCGCTGTCGAGGATGGAGCTATTTTTTCATACGATGATGAAGATATGGGCATTCAGCTGGGACAGTATTATAGGGTGATTGGATCTGTTTTCAATGATGGCGTATGGCAGTACGGCACTGACAACCTGAAGGATGAGGCAGCATTTGACGGGGCTGTGTGGTTGATGGCTGTTCCTTCTGGTCTGATTGATCTCATGGGAGAGATCAAAAACTGGCAAGAAAAGTACGGTGGCGTTGACAGTTCGGCTATGTCACCATTCACATCAGAATCATTTGCAGAATATTCATACACGAAGGCAAAGGGAGGTACAAGCTCTGATTCTTCGTCTGCCACTCCTGCCGGATGGCAAGATGTATTTTCTGCAAGACTGGCGAGGTGGAAAAAGATATGAGCTTACTGTCAGAGGCGATGGAAAATTGCATATTCCTGGACAAAACCACTGGGTCAGATGGATATGGTGGGGTCAGGACTACGTGGAGAGAGGGAGCGGAGTTCCTGGCGGCGTTTGTATTCCACACATCAATAGAAGCAAGGCGTGCTGAGAAGGAAGGCGTGAAAGATTTGTATGACGTCATTACTCCTCGTACGGTGACATTGATGTATGGAGATGTATTTAGAAGAATGTCAGATGGGAAATTGTTTAAAGCGACTGCTGATAGCACAGACAAAAAAACGCCTTCATCTTCATCGCTTGACATGAGGGTTGTTAAAGCAGAAGAGCTTGAGTTTTTGCCAAACTGATGAGGTGATCACATGGGAAACGACAGGTGGACGGCATTGCATAACTTCTGGTCATCTTTCGGCATCCCTGCATATGACGAAACAACGGTTCCTTCATCTGCAACATATCCACGTCTTACTTATGAGGCGGGGATATCGTTTTTTGATGAGGGAAATGTCCTGAATGCTTCTCTTTGGTATTATTCAACAAGTTGGGCTGAGATATCCCAAAAGGCTGAAGAAATCAGCAACGTGATAGGTGACGGAGGCGTCCTGCAACCATATGCGGGAGGGACTGCATGGATAACCAGAGGTAGACCATTTGCGCAAAGAATGAGTGATCCTGAACCAAACCTGCGCAGGATCGTTTTGACCATAAACACAGAATTTTTATCATAAAGCGAGGTGATACGTATGAGCATGCAGTATACCAAAATGCCCAATGATGCTTTTACACATTTACAGCTTAATGCGGGTATCATTGTTGATGAGTTTGATCCGGCAACTGCCACAATCGGAAATATTCTTGGGGCAACTACTGGAGGTGTTCAGTTTAACAGCAATCCCACATATTCCGATTTTGGCGAGGATGTAGATAATTGTCCTCCCAATATGAAAGAACTGAAACGGCTTGACGGTTTTGATCCTACGATGTCCGGGACATTCCTGACATGTACCCCCAAAGTGGTCAAGGAGCTTGCGGCGGCGGCAGATATCAGCACAACTGATTCCACAAGGGTAATCCCGAGGACAGAACTTATTTCCACTGACTTCGGTGAGGTCTGGTGGATCGGTGACTATAGTGACAAGAACAGTGGTGCGAGTGCCGGGTACATTGCTATTCATCTGATGAACGCACTTAACCAGAGCGGTTTCCAGATCACGTCAGGGAAGAACGCCAAAGGTCAGATGGCTTTTGAATATCACGGGCATTACTCCATGTCAACGCAGGATGTTGTGCCTTTCGAGATTTACGTCAAGGACGGCGAAGAATCTTCTGGCAACACTGGTGGCAACACTGGTGGCAACACTGGTGGCAACACTGGTGGCAATACTGGTGGCAATACTGGATCATAAGTGGAGGAATGATGAAGAATTTAGCAAATTGCAAGCCTACAGAGTTTTTGAAGCAGACGAACCGGATCCGCAAAGCGGTAGAAAAATGGCTCACTGATACGGACATCATGAATATCAGGAGGACAATTCCTGAATTTGAAAAGATTGATGATGATGCCGATGCAGAGACAACAAGAGAGATTGCAAAGCGGAACAGGGAGAAGAGACGGGAACAGACCAGAAAGAACTTTTCCCGGATCATGGATGCGATAATGGAGGAACATCCCGATGAGACGCTTGAGCTTCTGGCCTTGCTCTGCTTTGTAGAACCAAAGGATGTAGATAAACACACGATGGATGAGTATTTTACAGCAATTTCCGAGATGCTGGGAAGCGAGGCCGTGATCGGTTTTTTTTCCTCATTGACAAAGTGGGGGCTGTTGAATACCTGAACTTAATACAGACAATCAGGCTTGATTTGCTGGAACTTTTCGGGAGCGGGTATGTAATCGAACATTGCATATCCGCTCTTTCTGAAAAGAGGAAAATTGAAACCCAAAAGCAGAAGGACCTGATTTGCATATACTACATTTCTGACTGCCTGAAGATTATCTCTGAGAACACAGCGAAATCCGTACATCCCGGACAGGAAGCTTCAATCATTTCAAATAGGCTACAGGATATTCTGGAGCAGGATCATAGCACTAAAAAGGATCTGCCGGAAAACGGAGACGAGATCGTTCATGAAATCATCAGGAAAGCAGGGTTGAAAATCTCAAAGGAGGGAGGTGAGAAAGAATGACAGTTTTTGAATTGATGGGGAAAATTGGCCTTGATTCATCAGAATTTGAGTCTGGACTTGATGGTGCGAAGGCAAGCGCAGAAAGTGCTACATCAGATATTGGCAACGCATTCCTGAATATGCAGACTGTTTGTATTGCCGCCATTGGAGCCATCACTGCTGCAGTTGGATCCATGATCAAGTCTGCGGTTGATGGCTTTGCTCAATTCGAACAGCTTGCTGGTGGTATTGAAACTTTGTTTGGTGATGCCGCAAACAGTGTTATGGAAAATGCGGATAATGCCTTTCGCACTGCCGGAATGTCAGCAAATGACTACCTGCAGACAGCCATGAACTTCTCGGCCTCGCTGATCAACAGCATTGCAAGGGATTCCAGTGAAGCTGTCGCAATGGATATTGAGGCCATGAGTGATGCACTAGACCAGCAGTATGAAATGCGCCAAAATGCTCTTGAATCCCAATATCGTCAAATACAAAATGCCATGAACAGGGAATACAATGCCCTGAAAAAGGCATATGACAAGGAAAACGAGGCACTGCAGGAGCGTTTGGATGCTGAGTATAATGCAAGAAAGAAGCAGATAGACCAGAATTACAAGGCCACTCAGGAGGCGTATGCCGAAGAATATAAGGCACTGCAGAAGGCTCTGTCAAAGCGTTATGAAGAGGCTCAGGAAGCGTATGCACAGGAGTATGATGAGGCAAAAGAGGCATATGATGCTGAGTACAAGGCACTTCAGGAGTCGCTTGCAAATGAACTGGAAATCATTCAGAAGGAATATGGAAAACAGTACGAAGCCAAACGGGATGAACTGGACAGGGCATATGATGAAATCGTGGACCAGCTTGACCGTGAGGTGAGTGCGGTTGAGAAAGCCAATGCACAGCGGTTAAAAGAGGTTCAGAGTGCTCAGGATGAAGAGGTCAAGGCATATGAAAAGGCCACGAATGCAAAACTGGCCCTTATTGATAAGCAGTACCGTGAAAGCCTGAAAAACATTGACCGTGATGAGTACGAACGCCTGAAAGCCATTGACGATCAGATAAAGTCCATTGAGTCTGTTGGCGAGTCCGAAAAAAAGGCACAGAAAGAGCGTGAACAGGATCAGAAAAAGACAAACCTTAAGCTGAAGATCGAGCAGGCCAAAACAGCAGAGGAAAGAACAAGATACGAACAGGATTATTACGATTTCCTTGCTGATCTGGAACTTGAACGAAGAGAAGATGAAAGAAAGGCCCAGATTGAAAGACTCAAGGAACAGAAAGATGCCATAAAGGATGAAGCTGACGCCAGACGTGATGCGGTCAAGGAATCCAGAGATGAGATGGTTGCGAACATCAAGGATGAGGCCAAAGAACGTCTCGAAGCCATTAAGGCTGAGAATAAGGACGAACTTGATGAGCTTAAAGAGTCGCAAAAGGAAAAACTGGATGAGATCAAAGCCGCAAATAAACAGAGGCTGAAGGAACAGAAAGAGTCTGATAAGAGGGTCCTTGAAGCACTCAAGGAGTCACAGTCAAGACAGCTTGCTCATATAAAAACTTCGAATGCAAAAACTCTTGAGGCGTTAAAGAAAAGCCGGGATGATCAGCTTAAGAATCTCAAAAAGGCAGAGACAGACAAGCTTAATGCCCTGAAGGAATCACAGGAGGAACAGCTCGAAAGCCTGAAAAAAACTCAGACGGATCAGCTTGATGCATTACGTGAGGCGGGAAATAGCGAGCTTGAGCAACTGAAGAAAAGTCAGCAAGCCACGATAAAGGCACAAAG